GGAGAATTTCCCGATGATGGATCGGAACTCAGCCTCGACCGTGCTGCCATGTTTGAGTTGGCAAAAGCAGCCGTTCTCCGCATGACCATTCCAGAAAAATGACACCACAAACAGAAAGGCCCAATCCAGGAGGAAAGGGCCAATCTGCTGACCAGCTCAAGTTGTCGTGTCTGGCCTTCAAATGGATTGCGGGGTGCCATTCTCAAACTGTCAAGGAAGGAGAGTGACCGGGATGCTCGGCAACACCCCGCTATTGACTTTATACACCATCTGCGATAGGATTTCAACTGTCAAGGAAAGGATTGAGTGAATATTTCCCCGATAACCCGGATTAAATCGTTCACGCACTCCTGCGCCTGGATGGTGCCAGCGGTGGAATGCCGTCTCGCTGGTGGGTACGCACCTACAAGATGCAGCGAGTCTGTCAAGTGCCCAACAAACAAATCTGGAAGTTTACGCCCTGCAAAAGCAATCTTGGTGCCGATGATGGCCTTGTCGCCGCGCCGCCGAGACCACGGGGGAGGGCAAATCAGCGGGTAAGGGTTCCCCCGCTGAGAGGCGGGCTTTCCGGGTAGCGTTGGCGGCTGGCGTCCGGTACGAAAAGGGACATTGAAAGAACCCGTAAAACCTTGCTGATTGGCTTTCAGGTTTCACTCTACTGATGCAGGGGCTACTGGTCCCTACGGGGCAGCCGCAAGTGTGTCAGAAAGGAAAAACGATGAAACAGTTTAGAATTGCTTGCCATTTGTGGGGATGCTGGTGCTCAAACGAGTATCCCGGATGCCTCCGCTGCGGAGCCGCTCTCTACGATGCCGATTTTATTCAGATCGGACGCATGGATTGGCTTGTAAGGCTTCGCTACTTCATCGGTGACGTGTTTGCCTGCATTAACCGCAAGTGCTCCGTGTGTGGAAAGCGGATGTGGTTTAAAGGTGATTCTTCATGCTGCTCTGAGAAGTGTGAAAGTGAATGGTACCCGTTTTAGGGTTTGGCCCCACTAGGGGGAGATGTATCCAACAGAAAGGCCACTTCTTAGAGAGGGTCCACGCTTTACGATCACCGTAGATTTTAACTTACAGCGGTTGGTACCAGCGTTTCGCGGAAAAGATGGGATGTACTACTTCCACATTGGCTGGTTGAGTGGTTTTATCGGATTCGGCAAAGCTCGGGATACTTTCTACGACGCCTTAGACAGGGGTTGTGGGCTATCTCCACGGTAATTTGCGGATTTTACAGAAAAGTGAAGTTACCCACAACTTACTTGCATCTTCCTATTGACAACGATCTTACAGCAGAGTAACTTCAACACATGGGAAAAAAAACGGCAGTACCAAAGCGGATTTACGCTCTGACAGACAAGGGGCGCGAGAGGATCGCCAAGGCTCAGCGTAGGCGCTGGCGGGCGTTCCGGAAGGCAAAACGGGAAGCGAAGAAGGAGCAGAGACCATGACATTTGCAGAATCATTACGAGCGTATGCCGATTGGTGCGAAATGAACCCAACCTTGGCACAGAAAGGCATGATCGATATTTACGGCGAGAGTGCAGAGCAGGCAAAGGACATCATGCTTGCTGATACACGCGCAAAGCTCGAAATAGTGCCATCCCATAACATCGTGTACCTGAATCAACAGTTTGGAACGCTGATCGTGAAGCATCTCCTGTACAAGCATGACGTGTGCAATCAATCCATCGTGGACAACAAATTGGTTGCAGTTCTCAAACCGGAGTTCGCGGAGCTGGTAAAGCCATGATCCAATACACCAGTGAACATGATATGCCGTGGTTCTCTAATCCCGATGAGCCTTGGGGCGGTTCTCGCAAGCGTATTGAGCGCGACCCCGACGAAGAGCGCGACCGGCGCATAGACGACGCTGAGACAGAGCGCGATGAGCGCGAACAGAATGGAGTGGCATGAGCAACGAGATCGCAATTCAGGAGCCGACCGCAATTCAAAAGAGGGAGATCACTCCGCTTTCACTGATTCAGGAGGCGCTTACTAAGAATGTAGCTCCAGAAGTCCTGAAAGAACTGGTGGCGCTTCAGCAGTCAATGGTCCGGTTCGATTGGGAGGCGCAGGAGCGGCAGGCAAAGATTGACTTTGACGATGCGCTAAACGATTGCCAGCAGAAGATCGGACGCATCGCTCCGAATGTCCACCGGAACGATACAAACTCCAATTGGGCAGATTATGCGCAGCTTGACAGGGCTATCCGTCCCATCTACACAGCAGCGCGGTTCAACATCACATTCTCAGAGGTTTCCCCGATAGCTCCAGGCAAGGTGCGGATTGAGGCCATGTTGTCGCGGTGCGGAGTATCACGTCCCTACTACAGCGAGATCACGCCAAGCACAACCGGCCCGAAAGGTGGAGCAATGGCAACCGCAACGGATGCCGATGCTATCGCTTCTTCGCGCTCGAAGCGGTATTTGTTGTTAGCGATCTTCAACATCGCGGTGGGCATTGACGCGCTGGAGAAGGAGGGCATACCGGAAGACGCAGTCAAGCCCTACTTGGACGCCATCGCAACCGCGCCAGATGTAGAGTCGCTCAAGCGGGTATATCTGGCCGCATCCAAGGCCGCAACCGACGCAAAAGATACGGAAGCTCTGCGGGTGTTCGGGGAAGCCAAGAACGAGCGGTTCAAGCAACTGGCGAAGGCGGCTCCCCATGCCTAGAATCGTCTTTGGAGAACAGCACGGCCCCGATGGACAGCCGACAATGGAGTGGATGAAGCTACGGTGTGGCCGCATAACGGCGTCTCGCCTTGGCGACGTGATGGCCTACAGCAAGCAGAAGAGCAAAGAAGGTATCCCGCTAAAAGCCCGTTCTGACTACGCGATAGAGTTGCTTTCCGAACGGCTGACCGGCCTTTCCTCAAACCACTTCGTCACGAACGAAATGAAGTGGGGAGCAGAGCAGGAGGAATATGCCCGGTCCGCATACGAGCAGCGGTGCAGCCTGATGGTGGAGCCTGTATGCTTCGCGGTTCACCCGGCGCTGGACTTTACCGGAGGATCGCCCGATGGACTTGTTGGCGACGATTCGGGGATTGAGATCAAATGCCTTACCACAGGGCGGCATCTGGGAATCTGGAAGTCGCGTGAAGTTCCGCAAGAGTACGCCGACCAGATTCAATGGAATATGGTGTGCTGTGAGCGCGAAAAGTGGGATTTTGTTTGCTTCGATTCGCGTCTCCCTGCACACCTTCAGTTGCTCGTGATTCCGGTTGCCTACGATGAAAAGCGCGTGGCCGAACTGGAAGCGGAAGTATGCAAGATAAACGCCGAAGTCGAGCAGATGATCGAAGAGCTTAACGTATAACCGTTCTGATTCACCCGAGGAGAGCAGCAATGCCTGAAGCAACAGCAGCAAAGAAGACGCGCACGAAGCCCGGATTTGTCAGTCGGTACGTGCATATCCCGCAAGCATCGTGGGATAAACTCACAGCACACATCGACAAGAACTGCCTACATGAGGGGAAGTTTATCTCGCAACTTGTAGCGAGGGCCGTGGACGAACTGAAGTAGTCAACCAAGAAGGGAACTGAAATGCCAGGCTCGAAGAAGAAGTACGTAATCGTTCGTACCTATAGCGCCGGAGTCTTTGCCGGTACGCTCGTTTCCCGCGATGGGAAGGAAGTGCAACTCGCAGATGCGCGACGGTTGTGGTATTGGTCCGGTGCCGCATCGCTTTCGCAACTCGCAGTCGATGGAACCTCCAAGCCGAAGGAATGCAAGTTTCCCATCGCGGTCCCATCAGTCACGCTCACCGAAGCCATTGAAATTCTTGATGTAACTCCGAAAGCGGAGGACTCAATCAAGGGTGTCCCGATATGGCGAAACTAGGCGACGGCTCCGGCTACGGCGACGGCTCCGGCGTCGGCTCCGGCTCCGGTTACGGCTACGGCTCCGGCGACGGCTCCGGCTCCGGCTCCGGCTCCGGCTACGGCGACGGCGACGGCGTCGGCTACGGCTACGGCGACGGCTACGGCTCCGGCGTCGGCTCCGGCTACGGCGTCGGCGTCGGCTACGGCTCCGGCTCCGGCGACGGCTCCGGCTCCGGCGACGGCTACGGCTCCGGCTCCGGTTACGGCTCCGGCTCCGTATACGGCGACGGCGTCGGCGAATAATTCACCCCAGGGGCAGTGCAAGCTGCCCCGCAACCCTACGAGATGCAATGAGCCAGTGTAAGCGATGTTCGATAGACGACCTACGATGGGTCCAGACGGATGGCAAATGGCGGCTCTACGCAGGCGAAACGCTCCATGTATGCCAGTGGACCAAACCGCCCGTCAGAACGCCTCAGAAAGCACAGAGCGCGTTTACCGCGGGTGCGGCGAAGTGGGAAGCGAAGCAGCCGAAGAAAGAGCCGTTCCCGTGTGATGCTGATGGAAACTGGCAACACCCGTGGTGGAATTTCATCGAAAACGGCTCGCCTACGATGCGCTTGGTGCGAGTTGATCCAAGACATTTGATGACTGAAATCATACCGTGAGGGGTTTATGGGCTATAGAGGATGGCACGGAGTCACGGACCGCAACCACGTTCTTCTAGCGTGTTCCTATGAGCCAGTAGAAGGGACCTTGGCGCTCCGCTTCAACACAGGGATTCTGATGTATTTTGGGGTTCCAGAGAACATATACGAGCTTCTAATCAAAACTCCATTTGCGCTCAAGGAGTACAACAGCCGGGTGCGTGGACTTTTCCCCGGTGTAGATGTGAACGGAACACCGATGCCCTGCAATCCTGATGGACCGCTTCCAAAGAAGAAACTCAAGCGGGTGCAGGAAGTACCAGACGGTGACGCCAAGCCGCAAATGTCGCTGTTTGCGCTTCTGGACCTGAAGAAGAAAAGGAGAGGACATTAAAATCACCGCCGAGCAAGCCTGTGCAAACTATGCTGCTGATCGTGAAGCTGTGAAGCAGTGGACCGCCATCATGAAGGCTAACCCCTGCACCCAATGGGAGAAGAACCGGGATGAGATCGGAACCGGCCTAAAGGAAAGCTCTGAATGTATCTCTCTTCACTGGGCAAACTACGGCATGGGAGATGGACCTATGCTAAAAGAAGAGGGCATGTGCGCTGGATGCCGCGCATCTCTCGCCGCATATCATTCGCGGAAGATCGCACGCCAGCGGTTTGGGGTATCGAAGCGTACTGTGCTGGCAATTGGGAAGCGACTCAACAGAGAAGTGGTGAAGCCATGAGCAACGAATACCCCTACTATTACGCATGGGGACCGTCACCGATGAGGCCTCTTGACCGTAAGGGGAAACTCTGCCGGGTAATATGCCGTGGGACCATGAACTCTTGCCTGCTGGAATTTCAAGATAAGTTTAGGGTTGTGACAAGCCGCAATGCTCTGAGAAAGGTGAAACTTCCATGAACAACACCGAGATAGACCCGACCGCCCTCAATGGCGAAGTGCTTAGCCTCCTGAGAGAGCATCACGCATGGCATACGCCCTACACGCTACGCCAGCGCATCGAGGCACTGACGGGACGGTGGGTGTCCGACAGCACAATTTCTAGCAGGATACGTGACCTGCGGCTGGACAAGTACGGGGCGCACCAGATCATTACGGAGCGGTTGCCGCACTCGCACACTTGCAGGTATAGGCTGGTGGGGAAATGAGCAATGACCGCAAGCACGTACTCTGGCAGTGCCCACTTTGCCACATCTTCATGTCCGGGTTTCTTCTACCAGGTGCCTCAACGGTTCGGTTCTGCGGGGGAATTCCAACAGGACCGATAGAGTGCAACAGCGACGGGTCACCAAAGCTGTGTGGGGGGCTGATGAAGGTAATCATGGACAATCGGCCACTGACTGACCAGGCGCGAGTGATGGACGCAACCGAATCAGGGCAGAAGGCTAGAATCATCGCAGCGTGTGAGGCCGCTATCAAGGCAGTGATCGCCGGGACGGGAACGGCGGCGGATGTGTTGGAAGAGATGGGAAACGGGTTGAAGGGAATCAGAAAACAGAAAGCGGCGGTGAAGGCATGAACGAGATGCAAAGCTTTGCACCTAAGGCATCGATGATTCTAGGCCCTGATTTTCAGGCCATAAGGCAATTGGGCAGGGCAGAGGCAGGAACGCGCCTGAAGGCCATCCTGACCTCGCTGGTGGGGGCTGAGGAGCACGCGCTCGACACTATCTTCCATGTGCGGCTGCAATGCTTTCGGATGGTGCGAGAGTTGGAAACGTGGAAGGACGATGTGGACCCAGAAATGGACCGCCCATTCAAGTCGCTTGACCGTTGGACGGAGTGCTTCTTTCCTGACCAGCCGCGGTATGCCAAGGCAGCTAAGGCGGCTGATGAGTCCTTGGCCGGCGTGCCGATAGAGACGATCAACAAGATCAGCGTGTCTAACCTGATGCTGCTCTCCAGTCCCGGCGTGTCGGAGAAGGTGCGCACCAAGCCAGACGTATTGCAGACTGCGCAGACCTCCACCAAGAGGGGTTTGCTAGATTACCTGAATGAGAAGCACCACCAGAAGCTAGAACACGCTGAGCCGGTGATGCTGCCCAAGGATGGGAAGAGCCGGTTCGATTTGGCGGTAACGATGGCCTTGGCCTTGGATGCAAAGACACAGCCAGAGGCAATCGAGTACATCGCTGAGACGTATATCAGTGAGAACGCGGTGCGGTACGAGAACTGGCTTGAGGAGAAGAAGGCATGAACGATTCCACAGTTTCCGCCGAATGTGCTCATGGTTGCTGTTCGGCTTGTGAGTTCGAGGATTGCGCTTGCGATTGCCATATTGAGTGCATCCATGACGGCTGTGATCTCGGTTGCGTTCATCTTGAGGATGACATTGACGCGCCAGATGAGACAGATGTTTGCCCGCACGGAATAACTTTCGATGAAGAGTGCGAAGCGTGTGAAGAAGATTCAAAGCTGTGTGGATATAGGGATGTGTTCGATTCTGAAGGAGAACAATGAGTGACGATGAGATGGTTGTCAAGTCTGTTTGGAAGAGTGCCCGTGCGGTGCTAGATTGGCCGGGGATGGTAACGATTCGCCGCTTTAGCCCGTTCAAGAATGAAAAAGTCGAGGGCCACGGAGCAACAGAAGCGGAGGCGTGGAAGAATACGGCTGACAAGATTCGCGCTATCTGGGCGCAAGATTTCGGGAACGGTGAGGAGCAGAAGGCATGATTGCAGCATTATTCGTAATGAAAAACGGGTGTTATTGGAATCTTGAGGATGTGGACCCATGGGATGAAGAACGGGATGCACGACAGTACGCCGGACCTTATCGCGTGGTGGCTCATCCTCCCTGCCAGCGATGGGGAAAGTTTTGGGCAGGACAACCACTTCATATCAAGCTCACCGGTGAACGCAAAATTAAGGGCGATGATGGTGGATGCTTCGCTTCCGCGCTTGCTTCCGTAAGAAAGTGGGGTGGCGTCCTTGAACATCCTTGGGGAAGCCACGCATGGCCTTGCTTTGGGGTGAAAGTCCCGTCTCGCAAGGGTGGATGGATTACTGCCGACAATTGCGGTGGTTTTACTTGCTGTATAGAGCAGGGACGCTATGGACATTACGCCAGAAAACCTACACTTCTACTCGCTTATCATGTCGCACTTCCCGAACTGGAATGGGGAGAAAGTGAAGCGCATCTCGATCCCGCTGTAGTCGAGCGTATGGGGTTGAAAAGAGCAAAGCGTTTAGGTGAATTGGGTTCTCGTGGAGGCGGAAAGAATAGTGCTCCGCGTATTGGAACTCCTCCCGCATTCCGTGATTTGCTCATTTCCATAGCAAAGGAGGAGCAGAAGGCATGATTGTACGTCAAAAACATTCAGGTGGCAGGCCCAAAGATGCGGTGATGGACGCCTATGCCGAGCGGTACAGGTTGAGCAACAAGAAGAAGGCTATTCTAAAGACGTTTATCGTCCAGTTTGGGCTCTGTAAGACGGAGGAGTGTCGGCGCATTCTTTTGGGAATATCCTCATGAGCAAACCTCCAGTAAATCTTCCGTTGATTTGGCGTCAAGTAGCGGCTATCCAATCGAAATTGGCCGCCGAAAAGGCAAAGAAGGAGAAGAAGGCATGAACCTAAATAAGCAAGAGCGCGAAGCACTGCGCATGATGCTTGGAGGCCGGTGCGCCTATTGTGGGTGCGAACTCGGGGCGAAGTGGCACGCTGATCACGTCGATCCAATATATCGGGAATGGTGGAAAACGCCTCAATGGTTGAAATATCACGCATTAAAACCCCACTTCAACAAAGATACTCAGAGTTTAGAGTTCGTTCCCAATGACGCCATTAAATCAACAATGATGCGGCCTGAAAATGACCATATAGGGAACCTTTTTCCATCCTGTGCTCCGTGCAATATCGACAAGGGAGCCAATTCTCTAGATGGATGGCGGGAATGGCTGCACCATCGGATAGTGGACTGTCTACGCTCAAACTCGTCTACTTTCAGGCACGCGGAACGCTTCGGGGTTGTAAGTATTAACACAGCGCCGCTGGTATTCTGGTTTGAGAAGTGGCGTATGGAGCATGGGGAGAAGAACGGATGAGGCCACGCAAGCCATTACCGCGCAGCACAGTCCCGATCCCAAAGAAGCGTTTGAAGCCTCGCCGCAAGCCGTTTCCTGATGCGAAGGATATGCGAGAGCCGGTAGCTGTGCGGGTGATGGAAGACTCCCGCGAGATTTGCAATCAGTTGACCGCAGCGGGGAAGGCAGAATACCTACGGCGAAAGTGGGCGATGCGCGACCGGCAGAGTGAGATTTGCTGCTTCTATGGGTTCATCCCGCACTGCCCAGGCTACATGACCGAAGAGGACACAACCTTTGACCATGAGCATAAGAGATGGAAGAAGGATGAACGAATAGAAGTAGACGGACACTGGCAGAATGGAGCGGCGCATTTTATTTGCAACTGTATTGTTGGTAGCAGATTCATTCCGTATAACGCAGGTAAACCGAAAGAGATGGCATGATGACAGCACCGAGTGAGGAGACGAAATGAGCGAGCGTAATGGCGTACCAAAGAAGTTGAGCCCAGGTGAGTGCGCGTTCGCACTTCATTGCCGAGTCGAGAACCTTTCCCCAGAGCGCGAATTCGTGTTCCATCCCACACGCAAATGGAGATTTGACTTTTACTTTCCCGAGCGCAGGTTAGCTGTGGAGATTGAAGGCGGGATGGGTGGTCGCCATCAGCGTATGGGTGGTTTCATTGGCGACTGTCACAAATACAACGCAGCGGCGAAGATGGGGATTCTGGTCATGCGCTACACAACAGCGATGGTCATGGACGGAACGGCAATCAATGACGTGCTGGAGGCGATCAAGTGATGGCCCATTTCAATGGTTATGCAGAGCAGTCAGATCGCTTCCAAGACATGAACGACGGCCACGCAGCGCGCAAGGCCGAATCCGCCTCGTTCGTACCGGCTCCGCTTACCGGATGCATCTGCGAGGGCAACGTTACCATCGACGGTGTGGAGTACGAATTGCACACCCCTTGCTGCCTCGTAGCTGGTCACGGACTGCATTCGTACCAGACAGAGCGCAGGGCATTGGACGGTACAGCGCGGGCGGCGGGGAAGGTACACGCGGCACACAGGAGCGAACAATGACCCTCCTCAGCATCCTCATCGCCGCAATACCGGTCGTGCTCGCTTTCGGGGGCGTCCGCTGGCTCTACATGTGCCACAGGGACCGGCCAATCATGCTGGACGAGTGGCGGGCGCGAATGAGGGCTCTGGATGCAACCAAGCCGGTCGCTAGCCGTCTGGATGGCGCCATGGGCGTCACGTACTCGAAGGGCCTGGGCGCGGAGCCCGTTAACCTCGGGTGGGAGCGGGAAGAGCGAGACAATGTTGAGCAGATCAACGGTAGGAGGATGGGGCGATGAGCCGATTTATCGAGCAGAATGAGCAGGACGCGAACGGCGGGTGGATCAGCGTATCCGTTCGACTCCCCAACGATGGTGATAGGGTGTGGTGCTCAATAAGGCTTAAGGGAGACAAATTCATATACTCGGATGCGTTGATCTATTGGAAGGATGGAACGCATTGGACGCGCACGGATTGCACGCCGCTTGAGGATTGCCTTACAGTCACGCATTGGCGCGAACTACCCGCACCGCCCACGCGCTGAGGGCCTGCATGGAGTGCAACCGGAGGAACGACATGGAAGACCCCAACAATGAACTTGGGAAGGCAATAGACGAAGTGGACAATCTCGCCCACGCGCTTAAATTGCCGCTGCCTGCCGAATTCCACGTGAAGGCGCTGAAGGCGGCTCTACCTGATGCTGTGGCGCGACTGAAACGTGCGTTTGTCGAAGTGACAGGCGAGAACCCTTGGGAGTAACCGGCAACCACAGCGCGCCAGTAGCCGCTTGAAGCCAACGCGCAACGAAAGGATGAGCGGATGAGTTGGAAGAGTTCGACCCACTACGAAACAGCGATTTACTGGTTCAGAGATGGCGCGTATGGCGCTGCCCATCATACCGCCACCGAGGAACAGGCGCGGGCGAGTAAGGCTGAGTTTGAGCGCCAACACTACGATGTGCCGGACCAGTCGGAAGTGCACATCCGTAAAGTTGTAATCGAGCGCATTGTATAGCCAACGCGCACCAGGGCGCGGGAGAGGGAAAAGGCCCTACCTCTCTTTGCCTTGAGGTAGGGCCTCTCTTTTGCTGCTGCTCTGGCGCTTGCACGTCCTCTCTTTCCGGGGAAGAATTAGCCTATATTCTCAGTGGTCAGAATGTCAGCGGACTGTAGACCACACCAAGAAGATACATTCTTCAAATAAGCATTCACGTTGTTTTCGGTCGGCGGTGCCCACTTGTTCAGCGCCTGTTCTACCGTCAAGCCAAGATACCGAGATGTAAGCAGGGTGCGCATGGCGGCAAAGCCCGCTTCCGGCGTAGGCCACGCGGCGAAACGGTTGCCATCCGAAGGCAGAGCGCCGTGGGTCTGCGCAAATTTGCCTTCCTCAATGTCACCAGGGTTATTCCTGCGCTGCGGACGACTGCCAGGTAAGTTAAACCCCTCTTGCCGAGCAATTGCTTCCATAAATGAAATCATCGATTACCTCAAAAGAGTGGCCCACCCCACGGCAGGCCCAGTCGTGCAATGCTTCAGGAGGAAACTACACCGTTGGGATCGGCGTCAGAGTAGACGGGTCGGTATTGATCTGAGCGGCCTTGTAAGCGGCGATGCCGGCCGACAGGTCACGCACGCCTTCAGCGATATCTGCCGAAATTACCGGGTCAAGGCTGGTATCGGATGCCAGGACCGCCAAAGTGTCTTCGAGCACGGTCAGGATGGTGTCTGAGACGGGCTGCTTGGCTTGGATGGCCGTCACGATGGGGCCAATAGCCGCAACAGCCGCCGCAATCAGGTTGTCGATGTTGGCTGACAGTCCTGTGTATTTCAGAACTGTCGGGAGCAAGGTGCCGATAAGCGAGAGGATGGTCATCAAAAGCATGGCTATTTCACCTGTCCGATCAGCGCCTGAAGCGCGTTAAGGTTGGCCGTAACCGCCGCCAGAGCGTCTATAAGCTGCTGCGGCTCCCCTGCTGAGGGGTTGAGCAGGAGCAGGGCGTGGTAGCTCCCTTGAGCGCACGTCTGGCCCACGGCGGACGCCCCACAGTAGAGGGTGTCGGCAAAGTTGAGAGAGTTGATGGCCTTGTTCATCACCGTCTTCTCATCGGCGGTGGGAACATGGATGCCCGCTACTACGTCCTGCTGGTACTTTGCGAGGAAGGCGTGGGCAAACTGGAGGTTGGCATTCAGGCCCGCGTCTGTGGCGTTGATAGCATTCGTGGGTAGGGGCGCTGTCTTGTTGGCGCATCCGGTTGCCAGCCCTAAAGCCAGCGCGGAGGCCGCTAGTACAGAAAAGAATCGTTGCATAGAACCTTCTTTCACTTGGTGGTTGTGGCCGCTTCGACTTGCGTCGGCGTCGGAGCGTCTGGTTTGTTGAGGATGGCTTTGCCGTAGGCTACTGCGCCAGCATCGCTCAAGCCGTGAGAATAATTGCGCCAGATCGTCAGCCCGGCTGCGATGTTGGCACAGAGGATTCCCAGGTGGGTGACGATAACCGGGTAGCCAGTGAACAGCGTCCCGATGTAGTTCTGAAGTTGCGGCGAAGAGTCATAGGTGACCGCGAAACCGGCAATGGCTAGCCCGATTGCGTGGGTGGTTTTGCTCTTACTGCGAACCCATGCGATGAAATTGTTCATTACACTTTCCCTTTCAGTTGTACGCGCATCAACGCGATCAGGTCATCCGACTCAGCCTGAAGTACGCGTAGGCGCTTCACTTCAGCTACGGCGCTTTCGAGCGTGGTGGGTAGAGGCGCTTCTACGCAGGGTACTGGTGGGCCGCCCGGAGGTGGTGTTCCTGGTCCGATTGGAGGTTGTGACATAGATTACTCCTTTGTTGCGAACTGTGGGGGAGATTCCCTTTGAGCAGTATACCGCTGCGCAGTATGAAAGTAATGGAGAATTTCCCCTGGATTGTTCATTGCGTGGTGGCTGACCCATACCGAAACCACAATGGCCGCTATTGCCAGAGCGATCATGGCAAGAGACGCGAAGAATGACGCGACACCTACGAATAGGTTGCGCTTGGCGATTCTATTGCTCAATAATTCGTTGTCCTGATTGATTTGCGCATAGTGCGCAGCGAGCGCGTCCTTGATTTCCTGATCACGCTTATTGCGCTGGCTTTCTTCCGCTGTTGCGAGAACGCGGTGCTCAGTGAAGAAGTCGCGGGCGTCTCGCTGAAACGCTTTGAAGTTGGCAACGCCTTCTAGCGCAGCGTCGAGTTTGGGAACCATAGCAGCCATCTTCTCGCTTACCTCCTGCACTTTTCTACATGGTACTTGGCACATCTGGCCTTGCTCGTTCTGGCGTTGCATCTCATCTCCTGGCCCTCGTACTCTACAACTCCGCCGCTCGATTACTGAAATTTGACGGGTCCTGCTCAGGCACCGTAGCGCCTATTCAGCTGCGTTACTTCTTCGGCTCTGTGGGAAGCGTCCACGGGATAACGCCCTTCTCAGGATCGAACTTCCATCCCGGATGCGCCTTTTTGAAATCATCCTGGACGTCCTGCAAATCCTTGGCGAACTTCTGTTGCGCGTCCTGCGCGGCCTTCAATTCCTGTGCAAGCTGAGCCACCGCCAGTTTCTCGGTGGCTGTGAGTTGGGGAGCGGGGTTCGGCGCTGGTGGGAGGGGCTTGTCCTGCGCTAGAGCCACGAAGGAACAAAGCAGCATCATAATCAAAATCGTCTTTCTCATTTCAGCATCCCGTCACAATTCCCCCGGCTACTGTCGGGTAGGTTGTACAAGTCTTCGTCACGCCAGCAGTTCCGCCGGTCCGGAAGACGCCGCCAGTGTTCACATCCCCGTTCACGTCGAGGTAGTAGGATGGCGTTTTCCCGATGCCAAAGTAGTTGGTGCTGAGCAGGTTGATATAAGCACCAGAGGTATAGTTCTGTATCTTTACGCCACCTGTCGCAGACCCCACCAGTTGAACTAACATCGCATCGCTGGGGCTGTTGTAGTAAAACTGAGCATATTTGGTTCCAGAAAAAGAACTGATGGTCGGAGAGTTGCCGCTCTCGGCGTAGGTTGCAACAGTGCCGTACACTTCAAGCGCACCGAGAGCGCACGTCGTCCCCCCTATCGCCACACACCCGCCGTTGTTGAACCAACTAGCATCGCTAGATGCTCCCGACAGATGTATGGTGTTTGTTCCTCCGGTCGCTAAAACGAGAATCCCGGTGTCAGCCAGAGAGCCACTCGCAAATAGCTGTGCGCCGGTATGCGTCCCGTTCGTGAGAGTGATTCCGGTGCCGGGGACAGCACTGTAGATAGTCAGATTCGGCATTTGATTGATTGCAAAACGACCTATAGAGCTGGAATTCAGAAAGCCAGTCGCTGTTAAACTGCCCACATTCTGCGGAGCACAGAAAGCTGTGGCGCCTCCCCAGTCTCCCGAAGTGATGGTTACCGTGTTAATATTTGCTGCCGTAAAGTCCATCGAACATCCGGTGGTTGTCAGACCGTCAAGTGACGGATTATCAAATCGCTGATCCATGATTATTCCAGACCCGAAGATGACCGGAGTGGTCATGCCCCCCGTGTTGGTTTTCAGGTTGGTGTACGGGTTAGTGGCACCGTTGATGATGTAGAGTCCGGCATTCAGCCACAGCGACACGCCGTCAAAGTTATTGTCACCGCCTGGAGACCTTGAGTTGTAGTAAATCCCCCAACCGCTGACCGTGTTCTGCACCCTGATATCGTGCAGAAAATTAAGTGCGGTGCCGTCGATGGCACAGAGTCCGGCCCAGGTATTGGTCATGCCAATGTCGCGCATGCGCACCCCTTCTGTATAGGGGTTTATGGCGCCCGATCCCCATTGCAGCCCGCACCCCGAGACCGGCGTGATGCTCGGGTCTTGCACAATCTGGAACCCGCTTATCTCCGGCCCCGGTGGCAAGGCTACACCGCTCGTGGAATAAACCGAGTAGGTAACATTGATCACGTTGTTGGTTCTGCCACGGTTGTTGATGGTCGTCTGGCCGCCCGCACCAAGCAACTTAAACACCGAACTGACGTTGATCGGGCCGGTGACATTGTAGGTTCCGGGCCTCCAATAGACGTTGTATCCTGAGGCGTTCGCCGCGTTCAGGGCCGCTGTATCGTCGTGCTGGATGGTTGCACCGCTCACCGCGGTTGAGGCATTCGCCGCCAAAGTAAATGTAGTCCCGCTGATTACGGAAACAGTGGTGACTAACTCAGACGTGATGATCGCTGTAGCAGCCGCACCGCTTCCGGTGCCTCCGGTGAATCCTATGGTCGGGGCGGTAGTGTAGCCGCTGCCGACATTCGTAATTATGCCGCCAGTCACCGTGTAGACGCCCGTGGAAGGTGTCCAGTGACACGTTGGAGTTCCCGCCGCGCTGGCACCGCCGCCGCCCGTGAAGCTGAAGGCTGTCGGGCAGACCGTGTACGATCCCGGTGCAGTCACAGTGAACGCGTAGACACCCCCTTTTGCTCCAGACCCCGACACCGCAATTCCCATGCCTGCGGTCCATCCGGTTGAGGATGCCACAACCAAACTGTTAGACGAGGCCGAGATAGTGCCGGTCGTTGTCGTTGCTACACCCGCCGCGTTGTAGCTGGTCACAGGATCAACCCAACCCGTTGGCAATCCACCGCCGCCGCCTGACCCGCAATCGCTTCCAGTGGGCAGGATTGACCCAGAGACTTCATGCAGACACTGTGTTCCAGTCGCGCCGCTAAGCACCACAGTGGGTGCCGCGAAACTTCCCGGCGCCGTGACCACCTGCGATGAACCGGAGCCGGTTACGGTGATGCCGCTATCCTTCGTACTCCCGTCTGCATTGAACGCCGCTAGTGAGTTGGTTCCCGTCCCGTCCGAGTGCTGCACGTATGCGCCGGTCCCCTGGTTGCCGGTCATGGATGTGCCACCGTTGAGAGCAAAAGACGATGTAGAGAGTCCTTGCGCGAATGTCCCTTTGCCTAGATGATCGATAACCATCCCACCTGCACCGGTGGTCAATCCAATTTGGCTTGTGGCACCACTTCCATAGGCGGCTACGTATCCAACATAACCTCCAGCATAGTCTTGAAACGTTAGCTGGCAGAATTGAGGAGTTGTCAACCCGCACTGAAAGAACGTGTTCCCGGTAGAGTCCAATGGGTGATTGAACGCCTGCGACAGCGTAAAGGTGTTGGCAAGATCTGTTCCTGCCGCGCCAAGGTTCGCCAGCGCCCCTGCTGCTGTGGTCGCGCCTGTGCCGCCCTCGTTCACCTGCCTGGTCCCATCCCCTCCGTCGATTTGCCACCATCCCCCTAAACTCGTCCTGTACACGAGCGATACCACTTGGCCGTCGATAAGTTGATCAGCGAGGATAGTAGTGCCCCCGCCAAAGGTCGGGGTCATGATCGACGCGGGTCTACCTGAATTCACTGATACGGTCGCGTTCAAAAGTGAATCAACGCTCGGAATGAACATGATTCGAGTCCCGTTGACAGGAGTGAAGGTAGGTGTAGTTGAACATGCATAGGATGCGCCGTTGAAAGATGTGTCGATGCACAATGTCGGGGCAGCGAGAGCGGGAGCGTTGTTGGCGACTCCTCCTAAACTAGCAATTGATGGCAAGTAATTTGCCGGTATCGGATTGCTCGCGTTGTACGCGCCCGCCCACGATAGGCCGCTTGCCCAGTAAGGAATCCCCGCCGTCGTAGGCCATGGCACAACATTGCCAATTGCAGCATTTTGCTCTTGTGCGATTTCCGTCAACTTGTCCAAGCCACGCTCGAAGCTCTTCATCGGCACTGGCATGTTGTCTGTGAATACACTGGTTTGAGTCAGTGGAGTTTGCCTTTTTAGAAGCAGAAGGTTCCCACCAGAAGCACACGCCGTGTTAAGCGTAACGCTCCCGCCATTTGTATAATCGTTATTCACTGGAGAAATCGTATAGGCCGTAGACGCCAGAACTGCTCCGTTCTGCGTTACAGTCAAAGCCGCTGCGGTGCTGATTGGAAACCCAAATGGATAGGGTCCCGTACTCCCGGTGCAGGTAAAAGATACGCTGATGGCTTGCGTAGTCACAGTGGCATGTGCCGCGACCGGGAGAAGAGCTAAAAGAAAGACGGCTATACGTTTCATACGCGACTCCTATCGATTTTCAATCCAAGAAACAGAAGCTCCGGTTGTTGAGGCTATGACATAAAACGGTAGCTTGTTTACGGTAGCGCAATATGGAACTTGAGTTGCCGTAAGCTCGAAGCCTGTGGAAGTCGTTACTCCCGGCCCGCCAACGAACACGCTGATGCTGTTTGTGCTCAATGCCTTGATGCACACCGTTCCGTAGCTTATTCCACTCACTACCGTAGCGGTTGCAATTACGGCCTGCTGGCCAGTTGCCGTGTATCCGATTGCCTGACCATGAACATTAGCTGGCGGCAGGATAACGACTACTGCCATCGTCAGAATCGCTACCGAGAGCGCTCCTAGAAACCATTTGTTTTTCATAGACTTCTCCTAATCAGAATTTTACGCCAAATGCTTCCATCTCTTCCAGATTCTTCTTCAACGCCTCTGCGCTACCTGTGAACGATTCGACATTCTGCCCCTTGATCTGACCGGCGATATCTTCGGCCTGGCCTACACAGTCGTCTATGCTGTCTCCGTAGGCAACGATTGCACCAAAGATCGGTCCAGCCTTCTGAGGCAATACCCATAGACCATCGGGGAATTGAGCGGAGTAGCGGAACTTGATCTGATCCCGGTACTTGTCTGGAAAGCTAACTAGCAGGGGATGTTCATCAACCCATTCGCTTTGCACGAAAATCTCGTATCCGTACTTTGCGCGGTACTCTGGCTCGATGAGCTTTCCATCTGCGCCCTCCCACAGAATCTCTGCAAAGTTTCCAATCATCTCCATTTCAAGCTCGAAGATGGGAGATCCCACACGTAGGCACGGGTCGCTCAAGAACATTCCTTGCTTGCCTGTTCGATGCTCCATGGCAAAGAAGTTCCTGTATCCATATTCCTTGAGTGCCGGACTCAGCTTCTCATAGTTCTCGCGCATCTGCTTCGGAAACTGCTTCCAGTCCTTGACTACTCCTATGTATCCCTGGTCCTTCTGCTCATTCCCAAGCAAGCTCTTGGAGGGAAACTGACCATCTATACAGTACGTGTCAATGGCAAGGTCGAAGGTGTCCGGCTGGTTCTCCTCGACAATGAACGGCCTATATTCTGCAAGCGGACCAAGCCCTGCTTCCAACTCGTCAAGGTGCCCCTTGCTCAGTTCGTATCCCTCAACCGAGAAAGTCTCTGTGTCGCCCCTCGTTCGGCTGATCTTCACCCATAGTTTTTCCTTGTCACGACTCTTGATGTACTTTCGTAGGGCGGTCATGCCCTGGACCACTTCATAGGGAGGCTGAACGATCCCAAGGCTGTCAAAGAATTCTCTGGCCTCCTCACGGTACAGTTCTAGTTCGTCTCCATCGCGGGAACCCCACACGCGCTTCCCTTGCCTCTGTAGGTAGTTCTGCAACGGCCCCTGGTGCTGATCTGGAAACACGAACAGGTCCACATCGTCAACGATGTCCCAGATGTCCTTGACCTGCTCAAAGTCGGGGAAGCCCTTCGCCAGTTCTGTCTTGTACGAAGAGGGGTAGTCTGCTACCCAGGGCGAGGTATAGTAAACCTTGCCGAAGCTCTCGCTCAGCTTGGATGCCAGTTCCGGGTAACATCCGTTATCTACTACCGCCACGCTCTTCGACTTGTAGGATTCTGCCATCAACTCGCCATCCAGTTATCCAGCCCAAGTTCCTCGCTTATGCAGTCCCAAGCGTGTGCCCACGAATTCAGATAGATTGATCTCAACGCATCCGCTCCCACATGATAGCATCCTCATAGTCTCCGTAGAAATCAGGGACATATTGAACGGCATGGAATCCCAAAGACTTGTGGAATCCAATCGACGCCTCGTTATCTACGTGGCAATGGGAATTGATTTTTCCGGTAGCTATTTCTGAGTCAATGGCCTCATGGAACAGCCTGGTTCCAAGGTTCATCCGGCGATACTTTTCGGACACGGCGACCGAGTAAAAGTACCACAATCCAACCTCAATCGCTGGGGCCTTTAATGCAAGAATTGCTGCGATTCCTTCTTGTTCGTCTCGCGCCGTGTAAATGCAAACACGCCCCGTGCCGAGCATCAGCGTCCATTCACCCTCATCCATCCGATGATTTTCGTCGAAGTTCTCCAGGTCGAATGCTGCCAGAGTTGCCGCGTCAATTATTTCTTTCTGAATCTTCATCGATTTCCTCTCATTTCAGTATGCTAAACCTCTTCGTCTTTCGAGTCCCGCTCTTGCTTTCTCCCGAAAGAACCGATTTCGATTTCGGTGCCGCCCCGTTGTCCCCGTCGCCGTAGTGAATCGTCTGCGATCCAATCGTATCCGCCGCAAGCTCCAGAAGGTCGCGGTAGGTGTATTCGTGGTCGGGGTCTGTCAGCGCATCGCTCACCGTCTTGAATGCGCTTACACCGCTGATCGGAAGAACCCTGCTGGCCACATACTCAGACTGCTTGCCAAACTTCTCCCCAACGGTATCATCTGCGGAAGTGATTGGCTTTCCACCGGCATTGTTCGATGATAAACCGAACGCCATTCCGAGTAGTGGGGAAGCCTTGCCGACTACGAACCGCGCCGTGCCTCCGATAGGAGATTCACTGGCGACATTCTTCATCAGCGTCATGGCATCCCTCGGAGCGCCCGCAAAGAACCAGTCGGCATACATCTCCTTGCCGTCCTTATCGGTCCCGAGGTAAACCTGGTCGAGATGCTTGATGTCGGTAGGGTCGTACTTTCCGCCGATGGCTATACTCGCCGCCGCCGTCATAGAGATTCCAGTAGCGAATGACTTCATCCAGAACATCCGAGCCGCATCGCCAGCAGGGCCACCCTCGAAGGCATACTTGGCATTCAACACGTTTGAATAGGTCCAGTCTGGAGCCAGCAAGAACAGGCGAGATACATCCCTCACGGTTTTGCCCGCCCCAAGCACATCCCAATTCAGCCCGCCATAGGCTGCATTGACTTCTTTCGCAATCGAGCGCCGCGCCGAGAACAGTTCTGAAGTTGTAGCGTCGGGGTGTTTCGCCATCCATGCCGCTGCTTTCCGAGAGGCGTCCTCCACCTTGAATTTCCTCTGGATTACATCGAACGTCTCTTTCGTTGTCCACTTGAAAGCAGCATCAACCTGCTTGATAATAGGCGCGTTCGCCAGTTTGTCTAACCCTGTTGGGATGCTTGACTTGTTCAGCCCTTTGTAGGCTTCGTAGGGCGTGCTGGTCTTGGTGGTTGTGAGGCCGTCTGCTGCCCACTCCCGCTCCGCTGAGGCAAACTCCGGAGACTTGGTATCGGATACGAGGGACTTGGTGAACTGAGTCAGGCTTTGGTTATTGAACGCCGTGATGCTCAACGCCTTCATGTGAAAGAAGGACAAGCCCAACTCCAGCATCTTGACGTATCCCTGCGTCTTGAGCAGTGGAGCCAAAGCGGTTCCTTTCAATCCCTGCTCGAATAAAGGCTTCATCGCGTCGGCTACATCTTTTGGAACGTATAGTGAGCGAGATACTGGACCCTGCCTCAACTCGAACGTTCTGCCCCTCGGATCGAGCTCTACCCATCCGGCTGGGCGATCATCTCGCGTTCCATATTCTCCCAGCTTCGTGTTTATAAGCTCGGTAGAAAGAAGATTAGTGGCAACCAGTCTAGCGTGGTCATCCCCATAAATTGACAGCAAATCTATGGCGTTTACCGAACGGGCCTCTAGTTTTTCCTCGCCAGCATCCACAGCTTCATCGAGCGTGGCATATTTTCTTTTCATGGTCCTTGCGGAGGACGTAGCCATTGGTTTCTTTCCACCGCCAAATGACTGTTCATCCTCCACTCTTTTCAAGTCGTGAGGAACATATTTAGCAGGATCAATGCTGCTGTCTCCAATTCCAAGTTGCCTCTTTTCCTCTAACGCTTCCGTCATGTACTGCGTGTACTTACGATCAGCCTCTATAAGTTCTGGGGATGGATTCTGCGCAATCCTACGAGATTCATTAAGTGCCTTTTGCGCCTCATTTTCTCCAGCGTCGTACCTATCGATTGCCGCCTGCAATGCTTCTGGGCGACCCTTATAGTCTCGATAGTACGTCAAGGCTTGCTGGACTTTGTAATCCGGGATTTCCTTCTGGAGAATGTCTCGCAACTGCGTAGTATCCACAATCCTCGTATCGCGCTGTCCGGAGAATAGAGTTCTCAGAACTTCTTTGATGTACCCCTTGGACGAATTTCCCGCTTTGATCTCGTTCAAGTCCTTCCGTGCCGCCGCAAGACGTTCCGCATTCTGCGGAGAAAAGTTGGAAATGGTCTCATCACCCTCAGCCAGATTGCGGTTCTGTACACGGCTTCGTGCCGATGAGTAATCCTCGGAATGGAGTTCCGCCTGTTTGTCTCCCATCTGCGATTCAAGCCACATCTCATGCACATCTGGCTCATTTTTCTCCATCCATCGGCGAGCTTCAGAGCGAGAAAGAAACTTGCCACTTTCATGGTCTATGAACCCCCTGCCGGACTTCAGATTGCCTCGACTTGCCTGAAGGCGCTGATCTTCTATTCCGATGTTTGATTCATCCTCTAATCGAGGATCGTGCGCATTGCGTAAAGCGTCGTCCCATGTCACCCATGCCGCATCTATAACATCCTGCTCGTGAATCTCTGGAGTGCTGAGAACTTTTGAAGCAAGTGAAGGATCGGACTCCAGTTCGGACATCGTGACAGGCTTCTCACCCAACCTCTCAGACAGTTCAGAATGCGTCTCTCCTTCGTCTCCCTCAATAAACGAATCACCAACCTTAATTGCTGGGCGAAGTCCAGGCGGGAGGTCTGGCTTCACGGGAGGCTGAGCATCGAGTATGGTTTTCGATTCCTGCGGGGTCCGTCCGTCCTTCTTGTATACGTCTAGCAATGCGTCTCTTGCTTGCCCCTTGCTCATTGAGTATCCGCGCGTAATGAGGTTCAAGGGAACGATAAGCGCTGCATTGCCTGCGAAGTCTCCAGCAGTGGGAATCTTGCCTTCGAGAACGTCTGCCGTGGTGGTCAGAGCTGCTGCTTGATAGACAGACCGTACCCCAGTGGTAGCGAGAGCACTCTTGGCCACCATGCTTCCAACAGGAATTCCCCCGGCCAACTCTGTAGCCGCTCCGGTGATTGCCCCCTTGCCGCCCTCAATAAGAACCTTGGCAGAGCGTCTCAGTAGGTCGGAGAAATCCTTCACTTCGCCATTCTTGATTCCTTCAACCAAAGCCTCGCGCATTGCGGCTGGCAGAGCAAATGCGCCCGCTCCGGCTCCTATTGCCCCCACGGTGACGTTCCCGACGATAGGTACCTCCGAACCTGCCGCAGCACCAGCAATACCCCCTGCGGTTCCACCGGCAATCATCCACGGAGCGTCTGCTACTGTCTGAGCCAATCCAGAAACGAACCTGTCGATCAAGCCAGGGTTGCGAAGTTCTTCTGGAAGTTTCTCCCTATCGTGCAGGCCGAACACGGAACCCTCAAGGCCTACCTTAATGTCGTTGGCGATTGTCGGGTCGAGTTCCGTGTTGTCGTAGTTCGGATCACGTTCGCGGAGTTGCTTGTCAATCTCATCTTTGTTTTGGTAGGCATACCCAGGTTCAACGCCGATGGTGCGAGATCGCACCGCCGCTTTCCATGCGTCATCGGAAGACCCAGTAGGAATGCTCGATGGGTCATAGGTGGGCGCACTCTGAACTCGCTCCCCGGTTGTGGGGTCAATGCGGACGTTCTGTACTCTCTCGCCAGTAGAGGGATCGATGTTTATGGCTGCAATACCCATTTACCCCCCGTGTACTTCAATTTGTCGCCAGCACTATTCGTCTTCGTTGCTCCCTCTTTGGTGGTACCAGAGGAACGGAACATATCGAGAATTCCCCTTGACGGAGGAGCCTGCTGCGTACCAAATGCGGCGTCTATCTGCTGGCTAATCTGCTGCTGAATCTGAGGCGCCATGACCTCTTTCATCGCAGCGATCTTGTCCTCGTTCGGATTCTGGTTGATCCTGGCTTGCCACGCCTTAAACGTCAGAGACTTTCGGTCCTCTATTCTCGCATTGATTTCAGACTGCTCGGCCTGCTTTCCTTGTGCGCTCATGTGCGTCTGAGCAAGGCGCTGCTTTCGGGTCTGCTCGGCTTCAGGAAAGCCTTCATCAAGCATCTTTACCGCAGATTGGAACTGAGGATCGGATTCGTACTTACGCATGGCCTGCATGGATTCCTGAGCCTCTTGCCATCTCATCTGCCCAGGATTTACAGAACCCTTCCCATTTACCATCTGCATGAGTTGAGAGTCGGTGTAAATCTTCCCATGCGCCATGTCGCTCAACAGCGAAGAGAATGTGCGGTTACTGTTGTCCTGCTCCTGCTCTATCTGGAATGACCTATCGGCGCGATACTCGGCACGGTCCTCGCGGCGCATCGAATCGCCGTATTTTGTCAGCCCCTCATACATATCCTGAAATTCAGGGTCTAGTTTGTGTTGCTCCAATGCGGAAGTAGCCTCGGCATACTTGCGCTTGTGGAATAGGTCCACAATGTCGTTTTTGGTTTTCTCTGCCTGTTGCTTGTAGCCGACATTCAACTGCGCCTCATGTGAGGCAAAGCCCTGTGCCAGAACCCCCGACTGCGTTTCGGTGATCTCGCCTTTCGTCAACCGATCCGCGTTATCCTTCAGTGCCGCTCCCTCATCGAACTTCCCCGTAGCCGGATTCGTGAACTGGTTGATCTTGGGAACAAGCTGAGTTTTGATGGCCATCTGCCCTTCAGTCCAGTCCTTCTGCTTTGTGTGCGCCTCGAATGCCGATAGAGCTTGCCCCTTGAGAACGTCCAACTGCTCCTGCGTTACATCGGGGAACATGTCGCGGTGCTTGTCGATGTCCTCGTAAATCTTCGTGTTTACTTCCGGATTAGCATTTGAGATCGCATTTTTGATTTGAAGCTCTTGCCCTTTTTGCCGGAACTGACGAACATACTCCCCAGCCTCTACGTTTCCTACAAGGCCAGTTTCTACGCCTCCCTGTACCGCTGTAGAGAATGCGCCCAGAGACATGTCTCCAGACCCGCCAGATGCCCTATCCTGTGCATAGCTCCCTGCCAGGACTTCGGCCTGCCGGTCGATGGTGATCTTGAATTCCTTACCCATCAGATCAACTTGGCGAGCAGTACCAATGTGGCTAAGGTCCGGCCTGAGAGAATCGGCGCTCTGCTGAATTTGGATCGCTGCTGGCGAGGTTGACCAACGCTTTGATACCTCGTTTAGATTCTGGTTTGCGCTCTCAATCACCCCGTCCACGTCGCGGGAGTTCTGAGTCTTGGACAGTTGGTTCTGAGTATCAGCGTAAGCCTTTGCAATGTCATTCTGCGCAGCCAAGGAGTCAACGTGCTGCTGTGCTTTCTTGATGTACATCTCAAGATCGAATGCGGATAGAACAGACTGATTGGCATCAGCCCCAAGTTGGGAGACGGCCTCGGCTCCACGAGATGCCTCTTGCGGCGACATTGTTGGTTGGTTTACCGGTTCGAGTTCAGGCACTCCTGGTATGCGCGGCATCAGCCTTCAATCCCCTCTCCTAAGCCCGGAAACGCTGAAGACGTTGGTTTAGGATTGCTTGTCAGTTTTTCGTAGGAAGACAGGTCGGAGGTCATTCCGCTCAGGAACGATCCTATGCCACCAGTAATTCCGCTGAACGCCGCCATCTTTCCGTAGTAGCGTTGGAGGTTCGCCTGTTCCGTACCTGACTGCTCAATCTGTTCTCCCTCTTGCGCTCCGCGCGCGGCAGTAGCAGCCATGATGAGGAGCGGGGAGCCGGAAGCAATATCCACTCCTGCTCCTGCGTAAGAGGTTGCCTGACGGCCTACCAGAGACGAAAACTTCTGCTGATTGGCAACGACCTGGTTAGCTGTGTTCTGCTCAGTGATTGAGGCGTTGTAGTCGTATGCTTTCTGCTGCTGCTGTCCCTGCTCGTACTTCCCAACGCCGGACATGAGAGATGAAGCCCCGCCAGCTATCAGAGTTGCCGTGGTTGCCGAGATGCTTCCCGCCATCTTTCGCCCTCTATTTGAACATGATATACCTAGTAGTCGTTCGGAGAACCGTATTAAAATAATCCTTGACATCGTAGCGCATTTGCGATACCATTTAAACATTCTGTAAAGGATGGGTTGGGAATGGTGAGGCGGGGTCAGGTCCGGTTGGCAATGGTAAGGGAAGTTTTAAGGAGAATCGATGAGTATTCCAACAAGTTTCCGCCTTACTGGGTCATGTTTGAATTTGATTTCTTTGCTTTCTAAAACACTCGGATTGCATCGTTCGGCAGTTATTGAAACGGCGATCAGAGAGCTTGCAGAAAAACACAAAATCACAAAAATCGAGGTATGAAATGGAAAACAAGGTATCGGCATTGAGCAACGTAACAAACGATGCAAAGACGGACATCAAGATTTCCGTCCCTTACATGATCGAAGCGAGAATCGAAGGAACTGCCGCTATTCTGTTTCATCGATGGAGTTGCGAGGCTGTTGAGGAGAAGGCTAACGCCGCCAAGGGATCGAAGTCGAAGAAGACGGACAACATCGAGAGCTACATCTACCGCTACGAGAATGGTAACGTCGCCATCCCTTCTGAGTATTTCCGTCAGACCATCATTCACGCGGCCAAGTTTCGGCAAGACCCGCGCTCTCCCCGTAAGTCGGCTATGGACCTATTCAAGGCTGGCATCGCAACCATATGGGAAATGTGCGATCTCGGAGTCAAGGAACCGGACTATCTTGATCGACGCCGCGTTGTGATTCAGCGGAGTGCTATCACGCGAGTTCGCCCCGCAATGCTTTCAGGGTGGAAGTGCTCCGTATCCTTGCAGGTTCTCTTGCCGGAATACATCTCTCCTCATTTACTAAACGATACCCTCCAGTATGCGGGGCGTATTGTTGGTGTGGGCGACTTTCGACCATCGTTTGGTCGATTCCAGGTGGTAGGATTCGACGTAGTAGAATTGAACTAAGGAACGGCTATGTGTGCCTGTGTAGTGAATGGACAGGTGTGGTGCGGCATGGTATGGCAAGGAACGGCATGGCCCGGTCTGGTAGTGTGTGGTAAGGTTGGGCAAGGCTTCCGTCTGTTAGTCTTGATTGGCTGACAGACGGAAAATTATTCCCCTTAAACAAAACGGAAGAGGATCGCTCTGCCTCACAATGAATGTACTCTCTTCCGTCCAGTCGCAATCCATATCGCGCGTGAATTCACCTGTGCTCATTTGTGGGGTCTTCAACTTCGTTCCTTGCCCATAGGTGATGTCGTACATGTGGTCAAGATCGTTTCCGTACTGACCGCCCATCGACTGATACAGGGAGAGCGTAACCCTGTTCAACTTCTGCGGCATCCCTCTACTGGTGGCTCCCTGAGAACTCAGCACGGGGTTCGTCGGCTGGATGGTCGTGTCATAGGGTATTCCGATAGTGATGAGATTGGCGTAGTAGTCGAATGTGATCGCGTCAGAGGTTACCTCGGTCTGATCAAGAATGATCGCCCCATCGCCCACAGCGACTACGGTATTCCCAAGAAGGTAGCTTACCCCGGTAACCTGATTGAAGACCTGCGACACTGACCCTCCGCTCACATACGGAGTCCAAGTCGATGTGTCCATTCCCTGCAACTCAAACGTATTCCCCGACACTCCAGTGACCGTATACGCTTCCGTTGCGTCTTGGTTGATCGCTTGCCCGGTTGGGCTAACCATTCCGTTGACCTGGGTGATTTGAACCGTCATGCCGTCTGTGAATGTATGCCCTGGGACCGTGACCACTGGAGGATTGGTGTTCGTGATTCCAGTGATTTCAAAAGGCCCTACGCCCTGCAGCTGCTGGCCAGAATGCACAAAGAAAGCATTGGGTAGTTGGCTGAAAATCTCCTGAGGCATGAAGTATTCAACGTACCTTTGAACTACTCCATTGACGGTTCGGTTGACAACCACGACAAGCTGATCCTCTTGGCCAGATCCGGTGATGACCGCTGCGGACTCGATGTATCCGCCTTCGGGAACCATGTTGATTCGGAACCATCCAAACACCTGATCCTGCGTATTGAACACCAACCCGAGCAACTGCCCATCATTGCGAACTGCCCAGAAGATTGGATAAGGCTCCATCTGAAATGCCGTCTGCGCAATCCCTGAAGTAGACTCACTTGAGCCTATCGTGATGCTCCTGTTAAGTCGGGTCAGGTCGATGTTCTCCCAGGTGTTCGACTGGAAACTGTAAAGAAGGAACGTAACTATCCTGGTTGACCTAGAAACAAAGATCGCAGACCCGTTAACAAGTTGAGGCTGCAATGCCGCTATGCCTAGAGTTGACTGGACAACCGCGCTCACATTCGTCTGGCTTAGAGACGAGGATGAACCATTCGATCCTTGAATAACCCATACCCCTCCAGACGTTCCAGCCAAGAGCGCGTTGGGAGTTCCGATCATGTTGAGCAACTGGTTGACCTGATTAGACACCAGCGTATATTGAATCGCGTAGTCATCCTCATTTGGGTCGCAGATGAAGTCCGGGTAATCGCCCTCTACAGACCCTTTGATCTGTGTTGGATTATTATTTGTTCCACCAACGCATAGCCTCTCCTGGTAGAGAGTTCCACAAGCCGGATAGTCTCCCGCCGCCGCAAACATGGATACAACCTTTACCGCGAAACCTCCACCCTGATATTGCAAATAGCTAGTCGAGTCAATCGCTGTCCCGGAATCAGGATCGGTGAGAGTCATGTACCACCCAATCGCTGTAACGGTCGATCCCGTTCCCGATGCGTCAACGACTGGGATTGAAACAGGCCCATAAGCAATAGAGCGTACAAGGAATTCGCCCTCGTTAAGTTCGACAAGTCCAGCACCAAGATTGATATAGATTCGGTCGCCAACTTGGAATGGCCGAGACGAACTTGAACTTGCCAGAACTACAGTACATGGATTTGCTTGCGAGATGAGGCTAATATTTTGTCCAAGAGCACTGTACCCGGTCTTCACCACATCCAGCGTTCCTCGATACGCAGGTTCCCCCGGTTGCTGGCCGGGAAGCGATAGACTGTACTTCCACAAATTAGGCCCGAACCGTTCTACACATGCTGGGGGGTAACTTGAGTGAAAAATCCATAGAACGTCAGCACTCTGCGTACTGCAATCAAGAGCAAATAAATCAGATTCAGCATATGGAGTAGTCAACTCAATCGGTATAGGCGGAATGGGCGGAGCGGAGATGATCGTCCAATATGAGGAGTTTTGTATCACTGCCACTGATGGAATCCCGCCGATAACCGAAACTACAACAGCAAATGGGAAATGATCGTTTTGGTTTATAGCGGAACACGAGAAGTATTCGGCGGGGCCAATGAACGAGAAAGTTTTCCCGGTCGGAAACGTTATCCACGGTGACGCATAATACGTTGGGTCTGGAGTCACAGTCCACTTAGACAGATCGATGAAGTTGCTCGATGCTGAATTCAAAGACACCAGAGACCGGATCGCAGCCTGAATATTCACAGCGCTGTTGTTGGCGGGAGTCGCATTCGCAAGAGCAATATTGATCCCCTGCGCCGGAGAACTTCCGGTAATAGTCACGCTGAGGGCATTTGACGTGTTCGTAGATACCGTGGCTGTTACTCCCGAAATATGTTCGCCATACGGAGCTGTTAAGACAATGGAACCTGAGATCGCATATCCGCCTCCCACTGTGGCAGAGACATATGCGCCGCTGCCTGGACCGGAGACAGACACGGATGGTGTAGAGGTATAACCGGACCCTCCAGAAGTCAAAGTGACTGAAACGATGTTTCCAAAACTATAGCCAACAGTCGCATATCCAGCCGCTCCAGACCCAGTGCCAAAAAAACTAAGAGACACGGTCGATCCCGGTGTACCGTATCCCGATCCTCCCGATAGGAGCGATACAGAGAATACTGGACTTCCCGGATTAGTGATCAACCCAATTGGGCAGGATTGACCGACGGAAACCTTATCGCCAGGGGAATATAAGACTGTCGGGTCGTAGTCTCCCGAAAGCTGATTAGAAACCAGACCAAGAAACCAATCCCCCTCAGTGGCTCCTTCCCATACCCGAATGATTCCCGCTGACAGTTCTAAAACCGCTCCTTGGGAAGTTGAGAACTGGAATGGAACCAATCGGCTTTTGCCGTCGCTGGCCGTCTGCATTGTCTCACTGGCTACCGTCTGAGTAGGCGTGATCGTATAAGTGCCCGTGCCGCCAGTCCCTGTGCCGTAGGCGCTTACGGTGGTACCAGAGGCTACCCCAACCCCCACAATCGTCTGCCCTACCTGTAGGACGCCATAATTGACCGCTGTGACAGTCATGGTAGTGCCAGCGATTGACGCGGTGAACATTGCACCGCCGTTCGCAGTCGATCCCGCGAAGTACGTCCCCGGCATCTTCTTTGCGCCGCCCTCGACTAGCGGGACTGCGTTTTCGAGGATTTTGCAACCGCTCGAAAACTTCTGAATATCTTCTCGGAATCCAGATATAAGTTCTGAAAATTCCCCGGCATTCATGGAGTTTCGGACAGGATAACTCTTAGGCACTCACTGCCACCTTTCCGCCCAGCGGCCAGCGCTTACCCAGGAATCAGATCCATCTTCGTCGGACTCAAAATCGCTGGTTTCATTCTGCGCCTCAGCGGAATTCAGGCTATCCCTGTACTCGTCTCGCGCGATCTGCCACTTGCCCTTATCCTCGGTGATGTTGATCGACAGCTCTTGAGCCAGCCTCCATGCAAGACAGTTCACGAACCCCGGCATCAACTGCGAGTAGTCGGTGATGAGTTGGATGTAGGTGATCGCAGCGGGAAGATTTGGACCGCCGCTGTTGTGTCCGCTGTAGTTTGTGAGAACGTATTTCCCTGTTGGAAACGGAGGGGGGAAGGGAACTGGGGGATTGACAGAGAAATCCCATCCCGCCGTAAGCGTCTCTACTCGGTAGTCGTAACCAGAGGGCCAGAATGGCGGGTCTTGGCGGTTGTACCATCCCCATCCGCCCTCCGGACCGTAGTTCCAGAAGAAGTCATTACAACTGTTCTGGCGGCGGCGAGGACGTACAAAGCGTAGAAAATCGGCCGGCAATGCCCAAGCGTGATGCCACGTATAGAGAGGGGTGACTGGAGAGAGTTGAAGCTGCTGACGAGTTTTAGCGAAACGCCAATCCCGCTCCGATAATACCTCCTGAAAAATGGCATCCCACACAGCCAAGCATTTGACGGCGTTGGGGCTGTTCTCATTGAGGTCAACAATCTGCCCCCGAGCGCCTATGCGTCCGAGGGCGAGATTGCTAATGCTCGAAGCAGAATAATTCAAAGGTCACCGCCCTAAGCGGCCTCGGTGACCGCAGCCTTTTCGTGGATCTTGTTGTGGACTCGCAGCCCCCAGAGGTTAGGAAGGACTTCCCCGCACGTTTTGCAAGTGAAGGTCTTATTCTTCTTCTTCCTTCCGTCAGGACGTGGCGCGATCTGCTCTTCCTCGGTACCGTCCTTGAATACTTCCGGAGGATGATTCTGGCGGTTGTGGGTTCCAAGTCCGTTGAGTGACTTGCAGTCCGTTCCGCACTTTTTGCAGGTGTAGTCGCTTGGGACCATATTTCCAACGGCTCCAAGCGGTGCGGCCCGGTCAAACTCGAAACAGGGTATGGGCTTTCGAGCAACCTTCACGGCGATAATCTCCCCTGTCTTCGGGTCTACTTTTCCCGAAGATAGGGGACGAGCCGTCATGTTGGCAACTTCGCTCTCAGTGTCGATAGGGTACGTTCTACCCCGCTCGTAGTAGAGGCACTGAGAGCTGTCAAACGCGTCATGAAGACACATCGCTTCAATGATTGGCATTACTTTTCTCCACCTGTCTTTGGACCGTACCATGCCCATGCCGTTCCAGAATCCGCCGCGAAAGACGTGGCGACGAAATTGCATCGCAAGAATTCCAGTATGGCAGCTCCAGACACCGGAATGAAATAATGCGCTCCGGCAATTGCGAGTTGGGCCGGAGTAAACGTTCGGCTTGCAATCACCGTCGTCGCCCCGGTAGTTGCCGAGGTCAAAGCGTTGACCACTCCGGCCGTCATTCCGCCAGTAACCAAAACCGGAGCGGAGATGGCGAGGTGGATACCCATCTCCACCCCACCGTTTCCAACCACTTCAGGAGGAAAGGTGTAGCCCTTCTCTGTCAGCGATGGGAACTCAGGGAGATACGGATAGCTGCCACCCGTAGCGGGTGCGCCAAAGTCCAACTCGTTGTCGGAGTAGTCGGTAGTCGCCGTGGCCGTAAACACATTGCTTGCCGCGGAGGGCGTTCCATGAAGCCATTGAATTGAATCAGTCTGTGGCATGATATCTCCTTAACTCACAGCGGTTTCGGTGTTGATAAGCTTTTCAGCAAGAAGAATCGGGATACCCTGGAACCGAGTGATTCGGCGGCTTCCAAACACATCCCCGCTGGCAGGGTCCTGCGTGTAGTAGGCGTTGAGCTTCTGAGACGTGGAACGGATGTTGATCTGAGCCGAAATTGCACGGTTCACAAAAATCACCGTCCCAGGCGCATTGCCCCCGCCAGGAAGGAATTCCAGAGCATCGATCAGAACATTCTCATCGAAGTCACCAGGGTTTGAGAGGATGGTCGGATTCACGTTGGCGATACGCTGCACGCAACGCTCATCGGCAATCTGGAGGCCAAACATCCAGTGCAGGTGAGTAAGGTACATCTGCATGTAACCGTTCTGCACGGGATTGCCATTGGTGACGTTGGCTGTCGAACCCTGCTTGGTAATCTCGCCCAAGTCCTCAACCATCAGCCCACCTGGCATGTTCGGTGGGTAGATGCCGTACACTTTCTGAGGGCCGAACTCAACTGCCCAGATGCTCGTGACTGATCCCGATCCGCCGTTGCTAAGGACGTTCGGTTGCCAGGACTGATCTCCGTTGGGATAGGATTCCAGATTGTTGAACCGGGTGGCGAGTCCATTGATAGCGCCTGGGTCTTGTGCGAGGCTTCCATACCAGAAAAGGGATTCAGCCTTCTGGCGGATGCCTTCGATGTGGTTGGCGTCCTGGTCCATGCGCCACGCGGTCGGGTTGTTTTGGATGGCGCACATCTGCTTGTCAACCTCGGAATAGTCTTCGAGGTTCATGATGCCATCATTGAGAGGCGTGTTCTTGGACGCCGTAGGAGTTGCAAAGGCGTTCCAGCGCCGCGTTGAGGCAACCGGCAAAGAGTCGGTGCGCGTGGCGATGTTGGACATGATCTGGTTGGATGGGACCATCGGCAAAACGCTCAAAAGCGGAGTGGTCCGGTCGAGAACTCGCGCAACATTCACCCATGGCGAATTCGCGTCGATGGTGGCATAGTTCTGTACGATGTCACCGAAAGTAGTCCAAGGAAGTTGATTTACGTCTGCCATTTGCGGTCCTCTCTGTCACTAGACAGGAAACGATGTACCCTTTGCCGGAGGCATGTTGCTCTTCGGATAGGGGTTGTTGACTCCATTGACTGTTGGACGCTGTGTTGACTGCGGAGAATTATCCTCCCCAGTCAAACTTGCCATTTTCACCAGCATCTTAATGGTCGAAAGTCTGGTCGCATCGGTTCCAGCCGCAAAGTCCTTATCGAACTCGCTACCAAGTTGCTTGCTGTAAAGTCTCTTGGCTAGTTCCACGTTGGTATCGTACTTGCTGCCCCATTCCGTCTTGAGCGCCGTCTCAGCAATCTTGTACTCCCCTTGCAGCTTGGCATTGTGGGCATCTACCACGGCCTGCAAGGACGTGTTGATCATCCCATCCAAACCAGCAGCCTGACTTTGAGTCAAGCCGAGAGAGTGAAAATTCTGCTTCCACTGCGCATCCCACTGAACGGCGTTCTTGCCTTCCCCGCCGAGCTTGTACTCGTCAGCAGATTTCGGCCTGCCAAGGGCATCGAAGTACATGTTTCTTTCCGCATCCGTCGCGTTATCCGGAAGTTTGGGAACATAGTCTCCAAGTTTCTTCTCAAGGTTCGAAGCATTTGCGGACACTTCAAGATAATGGTTTGCGAAATCTCCCACGGTCTTGAAGTTCTTAAACGATTCGTTCTGCTTGAGGGGATCGGGAAGGCCAGCCCTCCATCCTAAGGACTCCTGCTGCGGTTGCGTTTCTGCTATTGCTTCAGGCATAAAGTTTTTGTTCCAACCTCGTTTTCAAGTTAAGCACTTTCGATTCAGTACGTCAAGAACTCTTCTTGAAGATCACTTTCGCAGGAGGCATATCCGACTTCGGATACGGTGTCTTTTTCCCAGCCCACCGCGTGAAGTTGGAACGCAACTCCTCTTGATAGTCTCCCCGGCCTAGAGCAGCCGGGGAAGCCTTACCGCCACTCTTTCCCGTTCCAGCCATGCGTCACCCCTACGAAGTCGGCGTTGTGTCGGCAGTTGCGCGTTGAACGTCGCCAGCAACCGCATCCATGAACAAGGTCGCGGCCTTCGCGTTCGCAACGACGATGCCCGCTTTGCCGGTCACCTTGAAGGTAATGGCCTGGCCAGAACCATTGTTGACAATGAACACCTTGCCGGGAATGTAAGCCGGGAAAACGGCCTTTGCCGCGCCGCTTGCGCTGGTTACGGAATACACAGACCCAGCCGTTTCAGCAGAATTGAGATTCCAGTCTGTGGCGGCGGCTCCGTAGCTATGCGACACTGCCTTGAGAACAGCGATAGTCGCTCCGGGAGTTCCGCGCCCAGCGCTTCCCAAAACCTCTGTAGGAACTCGAAGACCGTCCCCACCGGGCCACATCACGCAATCGTAGTAAGGTGCTGCCATGTCACTCTCCCTTTACGAGCCCGAGTTGCCGATAGATACCTTCAAACACCCCGGCCCTGGTTGCGATCATCAAAGCGAAATTGTACTCCGCTATCTGATCTCTGTTTTCACCATCAAGTGTCAGCCCAAAGTGACCATGTGTCAAGATGTCACCCAAGACTGACAATCCCTCTGCTGATCCAAACACGTTCCGATAGGCCTGGTCGATCTCACTGGGCGCCATCTTCGCCCCCCATCAGCTCTTTGAGAATTGATCCGGACTCAGGTGCCCTCGATAGAGAAGCCGCCGCCTTTGCCATCTTCGGAACCGTTTCGGCCATGCGTTCCTGATTCTGAATCTGGTTCCTCTGCTGGCGAATCGCGGTAACCTGCTTTGAATCACGGAGGCACGTAGCGGGGAATGATACGGCTTCAAGAGCTTCCTTTGCTGCCTGATCGTAGTCCACCATATCGACTGAAGTCGGGTTCAACTGAGCAATGGATGTAACGAGTTGCAGGCCGGACTGAATCGACCGGACCTTTGTTAGCCTGGTCTGAGCCTGAGAAAGAGGGCCAAGATACTGAACCTCCACCCCATTGTGTCTGGTTTCCATCAAAATGTCTGGAGGATCAGGTATGCGTCCTGCCGCGGCTTCGATAGAGTAGACCCTCTCAATTAGAGGATTGAACGCTTCGGCCTGGAGGTTTCCTACCCTAGTTCCTAGTATTGCCGCCTTCTCGCCCTGCAACTCCATGATCTGCTCAGTGACCATGCGCTCTGTCTTGCCGGCATTGGCAAGCTGCGACATCATCATAAATACGTCAGTGTGGAAGTAGGAGTTGATTGTTGCTTTCAGGCGATCCTGAAACTCGACGTTGAACGGCAGACTTTGGACCCCGGTATGAAGCGGTTGGGGCATGGAAAGCCGAATGTCTCCACGGTTTCTTTCGATGTACGTGATCCCATTCGGGCCACGCTGAATCGAATTCCTCAAATCGGATGCAGCGACAAGCGGGGGCTCGGCAGCGCGTTGGGCCGTTACCAGATTGGTTCTACCCATCTGATTATCAAGGGCGATAGAGACCCATGCGTCATGCGCTGGCCCGCGACCGTATATTTCGTCGTTGTTCTTTCTCCAGCGCCATGTGATGATCGGCCTGGTGTCGTACCCACCCTCATTGGCAACTTGGGTGTCATCTCCGGCAAGTGAAGCGACCGAACCTGAAACAGTAAGAATTTTTCCACCCTTGCGGTAGACCCACACCGATTCCCACTTTTTTCCTTTTGCATGCACCCGCCCAGGATGATAGTCCTCACGCGGATATACAGCATGAAGGACTTCGCGCTCGGCGTGCATGTTCGACTCGTAATCTTTCTTGAAGTTCGGCTCGATCTTGCACATCTTCTCCCATCCGAACTTTTGCGAAATCTGCCGCAGGGTCATTTTGTAGACACGATAGTTTGTATCTACCTGACCGTATTGGTTTTCCGCTATGAAGCACTCCCGAAAGTGGGGGACGACAAAGTTTATCGCAGCGCGTGGAATGTCTTCCTCTACCACGAGGTGAGCAGTTCCGCAGGTAGCACCATCGGAGATGAACTCGGGAACCACGTCGTAGAAGTTGCTACGGTTGAAGGCTGAGTACATGGACTCTTGGGATTCCTGAATCCACTTCTGCACTTGAGGATAAGAATCAACTCTCTGCCCGTTCCACGCCCTCATTCCGGATGTCCGAGGAAAATTCAGCTTCCCAGGTATCTCCAGAGCAAACCATTCCAGATTGCGAGGAACGATATTCCCCACCATTCCATCGACAAGCTGATTCCTAGCAAGCATGGCCGTGTCGGCGAAGATTGCCATGCCGGTCTGTTGGCCGGGCCACAAATCCTTGTCCCACACCCCACGGCGTCCATGATTCACAAACCTAATAATGTTATCTATTTCGGGCTCCCAGTAGATGCGCTGCTGGGCCAGAATAACAAGATATTTGATGCAGTCTTTGGCTTTTTGCTCATCGGTACGATCACCGAGTCCAGATGGATAGTACCCCTCAGACCCTGGGTAGTTGCTCGACGATCCGAGAATTGGATATGCCATATCTATCCCAGCGTGGCCTTTCCGACTGCGGCTGTACTACTAGTGCCGAGAGGAGATGTAAGTTGCGTTGAGGCCATCCCGCGCCTCTTCGTCAAAGCCTCAGCCTGGGCAAGTGAAGCCTCCTGAGAAGCCTTGGCCTGCTGCTCGGCGGTCGTCTGGGCTGATGGGGCAGTGGGAGTAGACTGCGACATTTCGTAACCGAGTGTCGCGCCAGTAGCTGCCACCGTCGTTCCAGCAACTATCAGAGCTGCGGTCGTCGCCGATATGCTTCCTGCCATCTTTCCTCACTCACCAGTGATAATACACGAATCCGATCCATCCCGGCGAGAAATCAGCAAGTCTGCCTCTCCAAAGACTTCATTCTCAGCATCTTCTACCGTTTTTGCGGAGGTTGCAACCAGCATGGTCATCTCGACTTGGCTGTGTGTCCAGAAGAACTGTTTACGTCCTGCATCGCCCGCAAGAACGCTGTATCCATCCAGTTCGATCCTTTCTCCACCAGAGAGTACGGAAGTCCTTCCATTCACGATCAGGATAGTTGGCTTGATGATGATCGATCCAACCATCTTCGTATCCGGCTCAAGAACAATTGTCCGCGCGTACATGCCGCCGTGGATCAGATGCTGGGTGTGGACTGGGCACTGCTCGTACTTGAGAATTTCGTGGTTCACGCCCTTTAGCCAGTCGAGAGCCTCCTTCGTGGCCGGCTGGAGCGCTTTTTGAATGACCTGTAGGCTCATAACCATTCCGTGTACTGCACATGGGTTTTTGTGCAACTGTCCCTGTTTTCAAGAATCTTGTCGAATGCGCTTCCGATTCTTGGCAAGTATACGATCAACTCGCACCCCAACTGTTTTGCCTCGTCCCTTGCCGCCCGAACAAGATGAAAACCGATACCGTACTTTCTGTATTCTGGCAGGGCAAAGATGCTCTCAATTGCCGCTATCTTCTTCCCATTGTGAGGCATTATGCTTACAACAAGCGATGCGAATCCAACGAGTTGCCCCTCAATGTAGGCTCCCAGGCAGTAGAGCATTCCGGCCTTGTCCATGGCCTCGTAGATTTGTTCTTGAGGTTCGTACCCATCGACAAGACAGTCCTTTGCATACTCGGCCAGAATTTCCTTGTTCTTAAGAATCTCTTCGTAATGAACACGTTGGATCATTTCACCCCCAACCCGTAGAAGAGCGGGTTTGCGTTCGGTTGATTGTCCTGAGCCGCCAGAAGCCTCCGCGCTAATTCAGGATCGATGTCCGGTTGCGGAGCTGTGTAGGTCGGCTGCTCCAAAGCGGCGTATCGAACTGCGTCGCAAAAATCCTTGTACTTCTCTTGGGGCTTTTCATCCTTCTTCTCGTCCCACATATAGTTCCACATGTGCTGAATAGGACCACCGTCGCCCTTGCAGCCATCCTTTGCCCACATCATCCCAGGAAAGCTCTTCCCGCGCACTGATGAGTAGTGAGGAGCGATGTATTCCTTCACTCGCTTGTGTCCCAGGTTTACGTCTCCAGGCGCGGAGCAGGAATGGACGATATGCTTCATGCCTGCTTTTTCAAGCTCTTCCTCCCACGAAGGAAACACCTCGCCATGCAAAGGCTTTTCCGCCGCCGCAAACTTTACGTCGATGATGAGCATAGCCGGTTCTTTGTAGTTGTGTTCCGCCCTCTTCACCCTCACCTGTCGGCAAATCGACTCGATGTTTCCGCTGGGCCTCAAATATGAATACCAATAGATTCTGTTTGCGGATGTTCCATTTACAGTAATTTCTTCAGGGCTTACGGCTCCAAACAGCCAGCAGCATGGCCTTGCATCGTGCGGGTCCAGAACCTCAATCCGCATCCAATTGTTGGGAATCTGGAAGTCCTCGTAGAGATGGACCTCTCTATCAAGTTCCTTGTACACCAGACCCGATAGGTGCTTCCACTTCCCCTCTTCGCGGGCCTCGCGCTCGTCAGGGTCGGAAATCTTCTTGAGGTAGTTCTCGATTCCGGCGCGGGGCATGAACCCCATCACTTTTCCGCAAGATGGGCAATGCGATACCGGCCTGGTCTGCCCAGGTTCCAATCTGTCAGGATCGTTTTCGATAATCGTCACATTGCAATCCCGGCACCAGTCCTGGCAGTTCTCCCATGTCGAGCATCGAAAAATAGCTACTTCCTGATCGCTACCCCCATTGTTGAATGCCTTAATTGAAAACAGATCGTAGATGTACGGCTCTTTCAAAGGCGTCATGGTGAGCCATAGAGGGCCATTCGTGGACATCAGGCCTCGGGTTGCGGCGGTAAGGATGTCGACAGGGGGCGGCTCGTCAAAGTGCCCCCAGTGGCTCACCACGCCCTCATAGCTGTCGGCTGGCTGAATGTACGATCGGAAGTTGATTACGCTCCCACAGGAGTTTCCGTTGAAGTCATACGTCAACGTCAGGCTCTTGATTGCTCCATCCGAGTACCGGGTAGGGACCACGCCGCAATACCTTGGAATGAACTCCATAAACAGCGGCTCAATCCTTTGGATGAGGTTTTGTCCCGCTACCTCGCAGCCAACAAACCCTGAATTCGGAACTCGAATTGGTATCCGGTAATCAGGATCGCTCTTTGACAGCCACGGTCTAAACCCCATCGCGTGCGCAATGTCCTCAGCCACCCCGCCCACAGTTTTTCCTGATTGATTTCCAGCCTCGAAAACCCGAACCCTCGGAGTCCGACCGCGATTGTTCTTGATGCGAATGAACGATTCCTGAGTCGGAGGCGTCTCAAGAAACGCCAGCTTCGTTTGCGCTATGACGCGCGACTCGACTACCGCAAGACTTGCCGGGTCATCCGGGATGTAGCCCTCAAGTAAATCGGGGATCGGTTGACTTGTATCGCGTCTAGCCATTGAAACCCCCTTTGATCACCACGGCCACTTGCCCGTTATAAGCCACATCACCACACTCGGCCAGTAGAGCTGCAGGAGCACAAAAGACGTGATGATGACTACGCCTTTAATCATTCCTCGGTCTGGATGCTCCCTCTTAGCATGCTTGTGATATTCCGTCAGGCTCCCGCACACACGGCCGCAGGTCGGGCACATGTACTCTTCATCTCGAAGCACTTCATCCTCCAGTATCGGGCAACCGTTTTCGTACTCGTTCATCTCGGCTTCTGCTCCAGACCGTACATCGGGCACCCTTGCTTAGCGCACGCCCACACCACACCACGTCCCTTTATTTCCTTGCCTACCAGCTTGCGCCCACACTCGCAGCACTCTGGCAAGACATCGCTCACTAGGCATGTCTCCACATACTCAGGATTTGGTATGTTGCCAGAGCAGATGGAGCGGAGATCGGAAACGTATGTTGGAGCGGGCTGAGGTTCTTTATCCTCAGAAGTGGATTTCACGACCGTTCCCATCGGAGCATCATTTATGGACGACCTACGCGACTTGTCTATCACTTCACCCGCTAGCATGTTCCAACCCGTCTTCTTGCACTTTGAGCACAGCCTGGGCGCGTCACCAGTCTTGATCCACCGATGCCCGCATAGTTCACATTTCCAGCATTCAACCCAAGCTATTGCCATGTCTCTATTGTATACGAATTGCGTCTCTAATGGATACTAAATCAGTCTCCAATGGGAACTCTTTTACGAAAAAAATGTGGGAGCGGGATAGGAACCTCCACACTGCCACCCGGTCGAATGGGGGCATGGGGGTCGGCCAAAAAGTAGGACCCGCTCGGCCAGTCCGCAGCGCGATAAATCGTTGCCATCATTGCCCTTGAGTGGAGCCCCTCTGTAGTCAGCTAGTTTGCACCGAGCACCCCTAAAGCGAATGAAATGCGAATGAAATAGCCCTCTAGGATGCCCTCAGCGGCATCGCTGGGCACTCGGTGATACTATCCTATGGCAGTTTTGCCCTACGGCCTTGCGCCCGCAACGCTATCCATATCAGTCACTTGACGCATATTGATAGACCGCTGGTAACTCTCCTGCTCTGACGCCTTGCGCGCCTTGATCGCCTCAACCACATCCATCAGAACCGTTACATTGATGCCGGTCGCCTGGCCCCGAACGAGTTGGGACTTGTCAAACGCAATACCAAACACGGTTGCAGCTTGGACCACGTTCGCCTTTGCCAGTTTCGAGGGAGTTATAGATAGTAGCGCCTGCATTCCCACGGCATCAAATATATCTGCTTTATGTTCTTGATATTGCTTGAGTTGTTCCGGGGAATTGCGTCCGAGAAAGCGTTTCAGGACTGAATAAACATTATCAGGAGTACACTTTGCTCTCTTAGCTATCTCTTTGACGGACATATCGGGATGCGCAATCTTGAGCTTACGTATGCGATCCGCTGATCCCCTGTGGCTTGCCTTGCTCTCGTCTATAGGCCTAATTGCCATGCTTACACCTCTCTATATGATACCCCTGGCATTATGCATCCCTCTTTTCCGGCAGGATCAGCCACCACCAGGGAAACGCGAGGCTTGGGGATTGGCTTAGCCATTGTCCTTACCATGCGAGTATTCTAGCGCAATTCCTACTTTTCCTCTTATTTATGGAGAATACTAGGCGAAAGATTGTGCTGTCCATCACACCATACGATAATATTCACTCTTTTCGTACGTTTTCGCCTGCATTCACTCTTTTAACGCTGTACTCTTATCACAGATCGAACAGAGGCAACCAGCCTCATGGAGCAATCAAATGAAGTTTGACGCTATCAGGGTACAGCGAGAGATTGAACATTACCGATCTGAAACGGCTTATCGGTTCGCGTTTAAGGCCACCGAGCGATTCTCTACCGCTCTGCTTGCCAAGTCGAATAGCTCAGACGGGAACTGGTGGATTCAGCTTAGCCCATGCGAGACTGTGAACTTCTTCCGCAAGGCCGAGGCGCTCACCCTGTAGTACAGCGCACTTTGATTCAAGGAGATACGATCGATGAAAATCATCGTTGACAAGTCAAAAAATGTTGCAATGCTTTGCACTCAACCGGCAGCGGAGGATAGGGCTGCACAGCCTGAAAAGGAGCATCATATGGGAACATCTCTCGCGCGTCGCATTCGTCGCATCGGCCTCTTGTCCACCACATACCACCAGGTCAAGGAAACTGTTCTCGTCAAGAACGACAAAGGAATAGAGGCGGCACAGGAGATCACCAAGAATGTGCCCGAGCGCCACCGGCGCACCATCACCATCGAAGAACTTACCACCGAACGTGCGGCCATGATTACTGAATGGCGTGCAATGCGGAAGAAGGAGGCCTCGTAGTACCCCGGCAGGTCTTGCCCTGCCTTTACGGCTCCGCTCCAATGGCCACAGCAATGAGCTTGTTCCGGAGCATTCTTCTGGAGCCGTAAAGGGAGCGCAAGACGCTCTACAGAAAGGAAATCCAATGCAAGAGATTGAACTCACACCGACCCGCAAAGATGCGCTGGAATTTGCCTACTACCTGGCCAGTCATCCTGAGCCAGAGACGATCATCATTAGCCCACTGCAACTGATAGAACTGGCCGAACGCGCACAGATCAGGGCGGAAGTAGCCAAGATCATGGCCGAGACTGACCAGATCGAAGACGAGCAGATCACAAACGCAGGCTACGACGAGCGCGGTGCCTGGCATCGACCAGACGCTGAGGATGCTCCCGTGCTCATCGCAGACCCGCAAGCCGTCCGCATGATGCGCGCGTTGCTCGTAATGTGTGCAGCCGAGGCTGTCGGAGGGCTGCTCATCTGGGCTGTTGTGCATTTCGCGCAGAAAGCTGGCCTTCCCTGGTAAACGCTCGCGATGTGCTGATTCTCGCTGTTGGCTTTCTGCTCGGCGTAGGCCTCTGGCAGGTAACAAACATCATTCGACATACGCGCTGGCTCGGCCACGAACGCCGGAAGTCTGAGCGTAGGAAAGAGGAGAAATGAACATTACTGAGGAAGATATGGCACGGATTGGCCATAAGGACGATTGGGGCGTCGATTGTCTATACCTCCATGCGGCGCAACAACTTATAGATGAAAAGCTCGCCGCCCTGCAAGCCTCACACGAGGAGATACTGAAGGCGCTTACGGTGATGCTCGAACGGTGCGCACTTGTTTACACGCATCCCACCCTTGACCCTGAGTTTATGAAGGCGCGTAAGGCCCTGGCCAACGCGGAGAAGCTAGCCCCAACCAAGAGAGGGTGCGAAACGTGCGATTGGAAGCGACTCATACGCGGGCGCAAGCAGCCGTCGTGCTGCGAACCTACCAACGAGTGCAGTGGCGTACCTGATTACACAAAATACGTTGCAAAGATTGGTACAGCAAAAGCTTCGGAGGCTGACCAAATCGCTAACTACGAAAAGTATTAGCGCCGGGCCGTCGAATACATCAGAAAGGAACCCGCAGAATGACCATCCTCAACCGCACCCACTCCATTAACCGCCCCAAACCGCTCTACGACCACTCCCACGAGTACCCGCTCGCCAATGTACTGCACGAGGGGCCCAACGTCAGCATCCGGTCTGTGCTCTGGTACGACCGATGGTGGGTAATCGCTTTGGAGTTGGGAATCATCGTCGCCGGCATCCTGTGCTGCATGAACGAGGCTGGATACTTCGACAAGTAGCCGTGCTGCCCCGCTTTTGCCCCTACACGGTCCCGCTGTGGGGATAGACAGGTAAACCGGGCATGGACCATTCAACACACTGCTTCTAGCGAGGTGCAATGCTTTGCACCTGTTTTAAGAAAGGACGTTATGGCAAAGGGTTATGTTTTGATCGCAATCCCCGTGAGCGGCCTGTTCATTCAAGGGAATCACTTAGAAGACGGTAACGGGGTTCGACTTGCAGACGAATTTACACTCAATATCCGCCCAGACCGCAAGGAAGCGACCAAGGCAAAGCGGCGGCTGATTCCCTTGCTCGAAGCTAAATTCGGCACAGGTATTCGCGTTGCAATCCTGCCTGTGGAATACGCCGTCATGAAAGAGGAACTATGAAAAACAGTATACCGATCAAGGACGAATACAGCATCACGGAAGTCGCGAAGATCACCGGCTTCTCCCCATCGACTATCCTGCGCTGGATTCTCACGGATCATCTCAAGGCGCATCGGCTGGGTCTGAAGTTCTGGCGCATCAACCGCATCGATGTGGAACGTATCATCAACCCGCAAGAAGGGAACTGATATGGAAATCAAGAACATTTACGATGCAGTAGTCTTTGTTTCATCCGCACTCACCATAAAAGACGCGCTGATCGAGGCCATTAAGGCAAAAACCGACCTGCGCGGTGCCGACCTGCGCGGTGCCGACCTGAGCGGTGCCTACCTGAGCGATGCCAACCTGAGCGGTGCCTACCTGCGCGATGCCGACCTGAGCGGTGCCAAACTGAGCGGTGCCTACCTGAGCGGTGCCGACCTGAGCGGTGCCTACCTGAGCGATGCCAACCTGAGCGGTGCCTACCTGCGCGGTGCCGACCTGAGCGGTGCCGACCTGCGCGGTGCCGACCTGCGCGATGCCGACCTGAACCGTGCCGACCTGCGCGATGCCGACCTGAACCGTGCCGACCTGCGCGATGCCGACCTGAACCGTGCCGACCTGCGCGGTGCCGACCTGAACCGTGCCAACCTGCGCGGTGCCGACCTGCGCGGTGCCGACCTGAGCGGTGCCAACCTGAGCGGTGCCAACCTGAGCGGTGCCTACATGAGCGGTGCCAACCTGCGCAGTAAGAAAATCCATTCGCTGCGCTCATTCTCTTCTAGCCTTTATCTCTACCAAGTATGGGCCGTTCTTTATGAAGACGGGTCACGTGCTGTGCGTATGGGATGCTTATTCAAAACCCTCCAAGAGTGGGAGAATTATCCTATTCTCAAGAGCAACGTGGGAGAATTTCCCGATGATGGATCGGAACTCAGCCTCGACCGTGCTGCCATGTTTGAGTTGGCAAAAGCAGCCGTTCTCCGCATGACCATTCCAGAAAAATGACACCACAAACAGAAAGGCCCAATCCGGGAGGAAAGGGCCGCGCTTGTCCGGTTACCTTGTCAACCAGAAAATAGGAAAGGGAGAAAAACCGTGGAAATTAAAAGCATTTACGGTGCAGTAATCTTTGTCTCATCCGCACTCACCATAAAAGACGCGCTGATCGAGGCCATCAAGGAGAAAACCAACCTGAACCGTGCCGACCTGCGCGGTGCCGACCTGAACCGTGCCAACCTGCGCGGTGCCGACCTGAACCGTGCCGACCTGCGCGGTGCCAACCTGAGCGGTGCCTACCTGAGCGGTGCCAACCTGAGCGGTGCCTACCTGCGCGGTGCCTACCTGAGCGGTGCCTACCTGAGCGGTGCCGACCTGAGCGGTGCCTACCTGCGCGGTGCCGACCTGCGCGATGCCGACCTGAACCGTGCCGACCTGCGCGATGCCGACCTGAGCGGTGCCAACCTGAGCGGTGCCGACCTGAGCGGTGCCGACCTGAGCGGTAAGAAAATCCATTTGCTGCGCTCATTCTCTTCTAGCCTTTATCTCTACCAAGTATGGGCCGTTCTTTATGAAGACGGGTCACGTGCTGTGCGTATGGGATGCTTACTCAAAACCCTCCAAGAGTGGGAGAATTATCCTATTCTCAAGAGCAACGTGGGAGAATTTCCCGATGATGGATCGGAACTCAGCCTCGACCGTGCTGCCATGTTTGAGTTGGCAAAAGCAGCCGT